GCACGTAGCAGGATCCGCGCGTCGTGCCCTGCCCGTTGAACATGAAGTTCAGCAGCGCATTCATGGATTGCGCGGTGAAGCTGGAGATGTTCGCGAGCGCCTTGGTGAGGATCAGCACCCGGTACGCATCATCGGTGAGCGTGTAGAGCGTGCCGCCGCGAGGCCCGTTGTAGAACGGTGCCTGGTTGAAGGGTTCGGAGTCTGGAAGTGCCTCATCGAATCCGAATGAAGTGGAATCATCGGGAATCGTGATCGTGCGCGGGATGTTGACGATGCGGCCCCAGATGTCGAGCCCAAAGCCGACGGCGGTGTAGACATCCCACACGTTCGCCATGAAGGCATCGAAGTCCGCTTGCGGATCGATCGCGGCATTCACGGCCTGCATCAGGCTTGTGAGGATCGGCGAGGTCGCGTACTGAGCGAGGAACGTGGCGGATGCGTCGACACCTCCTGCAGCGTTCTTCACGACAGCGTCACCGTGATGTTGTCGGCGCTCAAGGTCGGCAGTTGATCGATGCCCATGGCCAGCGAGGTTGCGGACGGGCTGGGCGCCGTGCCGATCCCGATCGAAAGCAGTTCAACGCCATTGCCGATTGCGGAGATGCCGGCGAAGTAGCGGCCGGCGTACAGCGTCGAGCCGATGCGTGCGCGCGAGCCGCCGTCCTGTCCGTTGAAGGCCGCGAGGATGGCGGCCTGCACCAGGTCGGTGATGTTCGATGGCACGCTGGTGTTGTTGACGATATCCACGGCGAAGTACACCGGGACGGACGTTGGCGTGACCCACTTGACAGTGTACGTCGGGTACGGCAGGACACCTGTAGACGAATCCGTGTAGGTGTAGGTGGTGCTGCCGTTGTACGCGCACCCGAGCGATTTCTTGCTCCAGATGGCCTTCGCAACGTCTGCCGCCGTACCGCCGGCCACCGCCACGTAGATCGAGTTCGCGACGATCGGGAAATTCGTGGGGCCGGTGTTGACGGTGCCACTGGTGGAGTTGTCCGTCACGTAGGCGTCGATGACGTTCGGGACCGAGAGCACAGCGGCGAGCACCGACTGGATCGAGTTGAGCGCGTTGACGCCCACGGAGTTCTGGCGGCGCAGTTCGAAGCCCGCGCGGGATTCCTCGTTGACACCCGGTACGCCCGCCGTGGCATTGGTGATCGACTCCCAGCCGGAGATGGCCTTGTAGATCGTGGTCAGCGTGCCGATTTCGCATGCAATCGGGCCCGTGGTCAGGCACTGGAACTGGCCGACCGCGCTGCCCGATGAGGCGATGGTCACCGGCGACAGCAGCGCGTATTGGTTGCCGGCCGTATCCTGCGCGATCGCGCCGGCCGGGATGACGGTGCCAGCGAGGCCGCTACACGTGCCCGCGACCACCGTGCCCGAAGCGGCGATCCGCCGCATGAAGTAGATCGCACCTATCGCGTCCTGCATCACGCCCGCGGCGTTGGCCGGGTCGACCTGGTTCACGATCCGGGCGATTTCTGCATTCTTGGCGCTGATGACCGCGGTCTGCGCCTGCGCAAGCTGGCCTTGCGGCGATGACAGCGACAGCGACAAGTTACCGCCGAACGCGCGTTGCTGGTCCGACTGCACGCCGACAAGGATCGCGGCATCGGTGGGCAGCACGAGGCCCGTGGGCGTGAACTGGATGGCAGGTACGGCCGTAGTGGGCATGTCAGAAACTCGCGACGATGGGGGTATTGGTGTCGGTGCTCACCACGATCACGGATCCGGTGAGTTGGCGGTTCGCGTTGAGGCCGAGGCTAACCACGGTCACCGACACCACGCCGGCGACGGTCAGCGCCGCCTGCTCGAGCAGGTTCGTGATGTAGGACCGCGGTGGCAGCTTGCCGAGCAGGGACTGGAAGTACGGAAGCCCGAGATTGACCCCGTACCAGCATTCGCCTTGGAACGTACGGATGGCCGAAGCCACGTCCTGCGCGATGCTGTAGTCCGGGTCGGCCAGCGTCAGGTTGCCGTTGCTGTCCAGCCGCAAATCCCAGCTTGACGTGTCGAGTGGTAGAGTCTGCATTTCTCAGGTACAGGGTGGGTTATGAGGCGTGCACTGACTGTTGCGCTGCTTTTGCTATCGGGTTCCGGTCTAGCGACTGCGGGCGAATCCGTGGACGATGTTGCGAAATGGACTCCCGCCATGTACGCGGACGCCGTTTCGCCTCAAGGGTGGAAGGAGTTGTCCGACACCGATCAATATCGGATCTGGACTACTTCCGTACAGGTAAAGAAACCGTCGCTTGGCGTCGTGGTCTCGCTGAAAACGGCAGAGAAAGGTGTCGATGGAACCATTACGAACATCAGCATCGTGAGCGTCAACGCGGTATGCGGGGCCAACGGGACACCGCCCAACTATGTGCAGATGGGCAAATCGGCGTCGTTCGATGAACATGGTCCGATTGACGGCGATCCCGGCGGCCCGACAGTTCGACTGGTACCGGATACGAATCTGGCTGTTGCCGTGCAGCGAGCATGCAAGACGGTCCATTCTCCCCTCGCCGAAGCAGCGCCAAGACCAGCGTCCGGGAAATGCTCAACCCCGAACCCGGCTTATCCGGTGCAGGCCATGCGAATCGGTCAGCATGGTGTTGTCGAGGTGGGTTTCGATGTCGATGCGCATGGGCGCCCCGGCCCCGTTTCCGTCGTTTCTTCCTCTGGCTCGCCTGCGCTTGATCAAGCCGCGATCGCTGCTGCTTCGCAATCCGTCTGCAACCTGCCGAAGGGCGATCACGTAACGTTTCCGATCACCTTTGGCCTCAATGCGTCCAATTAACCGGTCGGAGCCGCGGTGTTGCTGCTGCCCGACGTGACGCCCGGATGCACGTGAGCGCTCACAGTGTGGCCGCCGTTGAAGGTGCCTTCCTTGTCGAACGTCGCGGTATTGTCGCCCGTCACCGGGCCGCTGATCGCGATGCCGCTGTTGTTGATCGTGATCGAGTGACCGCCGAAGGAAAGCACGATTCCGGAACTGTTCATCACGATCCGCGCCGCATCGCTGTCGGTTCCGATCTGCGCTTTGATCGCGGTCGGTGAGTTGAGCGTGACACCATCGTTCGGGTCGAACTGCAGGTATTGCTCCGGCGTGTCGTTGAGCGTCGCGCCGATGTAGAAACCATCCGCGAGGCTGAACCTACGGTTTGATCCCGGCGCGGATTGCTGGCCGCTTGCGATCACCGCCGACACGTCGCGATCGGCGACGCACACGAGTCCGATGTCACCCGCGATCGGGTCGAGAATTACCGCGCTCGCGCCGCCCTGCCAGCGCAGGTACGGAAGCCCGTACAGCACCGGAAGCGCCATCACGTTTCCGGCGCTGTCGGTCTGCTGAATCAGCGGCTGCACGTCCACGCGCCCGACCGGTGCCAGGCCGCCGCCGTGCACCGCGACCACCTTCACCGGGATCGTGGTGCGAACCTGCGCCATCGCGGCACGGAAGGCGTAGGCCCAAGCCGTGAACGCGTCTCCGTTCGCGGTATCGTTGAGGAACGAGCTACTGTCGGCCATCAGCTACGCGCCGAGACGCCCGCGGCGGTGACATGGGCATGCGTGAACCACGGTCCATTCGGCATCTCTGACGAAAGCTCGTGTTCCACCACGCGGATGAAATACTGACCCGGAATGCCTGGAACCGGAATGGCATTCGGTTGCGATGACGCCTTCATGTTGAGTTGCCGGCCCACCTGCACGTCAGGGTTGAATTCCATGGTCACGTCGAATCCCATCAGGCTGTATTCGGGATAGCCCACCATTCCGGTATCCGGGCCCGCGTCCACGTAAACCCCGTCGACGTTTTGATCACCATTCCAGACGGTCAGGGTTCCGCCCTGCAGGGTGTAGGCCGTCCCCGTGTCGAGACAGATACTGCGAATCTGTTGTTCCGGCGAACCCGCATAAGCCGGGTTGGACAGCTTTTTCGAGATGCCCTTGTTCACGAACGTCACGGCCGGATCGCATGCGGCGCAGATGCCTTGAAGCATCGTGGCAACATCGCCATCGCCCTGCACGCTTGTTCCCGGAATGGCTTGCGTTTGCTGATCGCCCGCGCCGTAGCAATCCATCTCCAGCAGGACGTCCGGCATCGCGTTGTAGTTGAGGCGCGCGCTCTGGATGGTGCCGGCGAAAACCTGGGTTGCGTTCGCGAAGTTGCCGTCATCGTAGGCGAACACCCACAGCGCATTCTTGTTGATGCGCGCGATGTCCAGACCGAGCGTAGATAGCTTCGCCATATCGGCTGGCTTCATGCCCCACAACTGGATCAACGCGCGCCCCACGAAGGGGGAGAGGCCGCCCTGCACGGTCTGGATCGAGGCCACGCTACGGAACCCGTCGAGGTTCAAAACCGTGGCGCCGTTGTCGAAAGTGTCCTGCGATTTCCCAGGCAGCACGAAGCTACCGTCGTTCAACTTGATGATGTATTGCAGGTGGCGCTTCGTGAAGCTCACGACGCGACTCCATCGGCGATTTCATCCGGCGTCGCGTAGTAGAGCTTGTAGCGCGTGCCGAGGCCATCGTAGTTCGGGCCATCGTCCGTGCCCATCGTGTCAAACATCACCAGGTCGCCCACGAGGCCCAAGTACGCATAGCGCACGATCCACACGCTGTTCAGTACCATGCGCGCCTGCACGATCACCACGCCGTTGATGCTCAAGTCCGTGTAGAAGCGATCACCCTTCTGATACAGCGCGATCCGGCACGGCTGGCCATCCAGCGAGACATTGAAGGCCTGCGCCGGGATGGGTTGCAGCGGAATGGCGATCATGTGGAAGGCGGCAAAGGCGGACGGAAGTCGTCAGGCTGAAGTTCGGTGCCTGAAACAGTTCCGACGTTGACGGGGCTGGCCGCGCTCGGGGATGACGACGTGATCGCGTCGCCTACCGAGGCTGTGGGGTTTGCGTACTTTGCTTTCCCGGATTCCCGCACTTCCCGGAACATCAACTCCGCAATGATCAGCGTGCCACCCTCGTCGTTCTTCTTGGCGTGGTTGTAGGCGACCAGGTTGACGTTCTGGTACACCTTGTCCGGGGTCACCACGTCGTACAGGTCGGTGCTGGCGAGCATCTCATCCAGTTGTCGCAGGAAAGCGTCGCGGCTCATGGGTTGGCCGAACGCAAGCCCGATGTTCGACAGTGCCTGATTCAGCGATTGCGTCACCGACTGCAGCGCGTCCTGCACAACGTTCTTGCCCTGGCACGTCATCACCATGCGCAGGTCGAACGGCACTTTGACCTTGTTGTAAGACACGAACTGCCCGTTCTGCACCGGGTAATCGCTGATGCGTTCCTCGCCGTGCCATTCCAGCGAAAGCACGCTGTCGGGCGTCAACACCGGGTTGCCACTCTTATTGCCGCCGAGCTTGCCAACCACCGAAGGCACGAAGCCGCCCTGACTCGCCTGAGCGCCCGCCGTGACCACGGCGTAGATCGGTGCGCCGGTGTTCAGTAGGTCGATCCCAAGCGCTTGCGTGGCGCCCAGGAAGAAGGTGGCAGGAACAGACATGTCAGGCCAGCGCCGTCACGGAGCCCGCGATCAGCGGATTGTCGCGCATGGCCTTTTGTGCGCCCTTTGCGATGCCATCGGCGTCAGTGGCCCTCGGCGCGTTGACGTTCATGGTGCCGATGCTCACGGTGCTCGTGTTCGTGGTGGTCTTGGCTTGCGTGCCGCGCGGCGCCCCGACGTGGGCATTCACCATGCCGAGATATGGGTTGGCCCCGTTCTCTTGCGAGATGATCGCGTTCGTCAACGCAGCGATCACTGACTTGTTCGTCATGTCGAGCTGCTTGTTGGCGTTGCCACCAAACAGCGCCGCGAGCGTTTTCGTGTACGCGGCTTGATCCGTGGTCGACCAGCGGTGAGCGATTTCCGATGGCGTATCGAATCCCTTGCGCCCATACGACCGCAAGTTTGCCGCGATGGCGGCAATGCCCTGTTGCGCGGTCGGGAAGATCGCGAATCCGCCCAGGTCTTGGCCGGTCGCGCCCAAGCTGCGCGCGAAGGCACCGTACTTGATATTGCCGGGGTTGTTGTTCCGCATGCCGCGGGTTGCCGCGGTCTTCTCGGCTGCTTTCTGCTTGGCGATCGCGGCCTGTCCTTCCGGACTGCTCCAGTCGAATTCGTCTTCGTAGGTGCCGTTTGCGCGCCGCTTGCCGCCGGTGCTTTCGCTGTGGAACAACGCCCAGATAGGAAGCGCCCACATTGAAATGCGAGTTGCGAGCGGAATGACCTTCGATGCGACTCCGGCGCCGCCGGCGGCAGCCGCGCCCTCGGCCGCACCAGCTGCACCCCCGGCGGCCGCTGCCGCGCGCGCCGCGGTGAGCGCGGTGGTGAGCGAGCGCAGCTTCAGCACCCACACGCCGACGTTGGCGATCCATCCGAACACTTTGATCGCCGCGATCTCGATCAGGATGCCTTTCACGCCGCCAAGCGCCTGCACAACTTGCTGCAGCTTGGTGAAGAATTCCCCTACCTTCTCGATCACCTTGTCCCAGTCGACGTGATCGAGGAAATCGGCGAGTTGTTTGCCGAGCTTGATCAGGACTGGTTCCAGTTTCGCGAACACCCTGTTTCGCAAGGCCTCCATGTCGCGCATGAAGAATGCCCACTGCCTCTGCAGCTCCTTGGCCTGCTCGATGCTTTGCTGCGTCATTCCGCTGCCGTGTCGCAGCGCTTCCGCATAGTCGGCGGCGTACTTGGCCGGACTCTCCATCAACTGCTGCTGCTGGAGGAAATCGCCGATGCCGATCTCCCCCAGAACGCCCATGGCTTGCTGGCGTCCGTACTTTTCACGGATCGCGTAGGCCATGCGATTGAGCTTCGACATCGTCGTCTCGACGTCGTCGTTCAACGTGAGGCCGGCGCCGTATTGGTTGGCTTTCGAGAGGAACGAGACATCCCCGCGCCGCGCCGCCGCCATCCCGGCCGCAACCTTGTTCAAGGTTCCCACGGCCGCGTCGCCGGACTCGCCCATCTCGGCAGCCATGAGCTTGTAGGCCTGCATCGACTGCACGGAGATACCCAGCGCATCGGCCATGCGCCCCGCGGCAGCCTGACCGTTCATGCTCGATTCGATGAACGCCTTGAATCCGGCACCCATCCCGAACGCGGCGAGCGCCCCCAGTATTTCGATCTTGAGTGCGGAGAAGGCGCCGGCGGCTTTCTTGCCGCTCTCGGCGATCAGCTTGGTCTGCTTGTCGGACGCCTCGCCGAACTTCTTCAGCGACGCGTCGACCTCTTTCCGCTTCTTCTCGTAGTCCTTGGTATCAAGGCCCAGCGTGATGAAGAGGGCATCGATCACGCTAGCCATGGTCGCGCTCTCGGGAAGCCACGTTTTCGTTGTGTCGGTTCACGGCATTGATTTCCAGCACGTCCCACAGGTCTTGCAGGGACAGCACGGTTGCGAGTTCGGCGAAGGTCACGAGTTCGGACGAGACGGCGCAGGCGATGGTCGGCGGAACGTTCAGGACGCGGGCGTACTTGCCCCAATCAACGATGTCAGGCGGCCCCAGATCAGGCGACCGCCTTTCGCGAAAAAACCGGCATGCAGGTCCACCCAGGCCATGCGAATCTGCAGCAGGGTTTCGGCCTCTTCGATATCGCCATCCACGAGGTCGCGGGTGATCTTGCCCTCGTCTATCTTGAGCCCTTCCAGCATCGTCGCCAGCAGGGTTTCGGCCTCGTCCGGCGTGATCTGGGCGATCAGCACCCACAGCACGCCGGCGATTCCCGCGAAGCCGGAATCGACCTGCACGCTGGGCAGGTTGACGCCATTCTTGCCGAGCGCCAGCACCAGTCGAACCGTCCAGCGCTCGATGTCGAGCGCGGAGAGTTCGGTCAGGACGAACGTCTTGCCCTTGTCGCGTCCGTCCGCGTCGATGGTTACCCGGCAGGTCTTGCGAGCCATCAGGACACCTTCGCGCCGATGATCTTTTCCCACGTGACTTCGAACTTCGGTGGGCCGAGTGTCTTTTTCGCTTCCGGCATCGCTTGGAAGCGGGTCAGGTAGCCGTTCGACATGGCGTACTTGAACCCGATCGACGGGATGATGATCGTGGCCGACGCGGCAATGACTTCGCGCACCGCGTCCTGCGCCAGTTGCCAGTTGGTGAAGAGGGCAAGCGAACCCGAATCTGCCTGCAGGGTGATCGTCATCTTGTACGGGTTGAAGATGTAGCCCGCCGACAGTTTGCCGTCGATGCCCATCATGGCTTCGACCTTTTCGACGGCTTCGGCCGTGAAAGCGTCGTCGGTGGCGTAGCCCTGGATGGACTGCGGCGCGGAATACACGCCGGGAACGATGAGGGCGAACGAGGAGTTCGCAGAAGTGATCGTGCTCATGGTTACTGGACCTCAATCGATGCAAGGGAAAGGGCCTGCACCGAACCGCCGTCGGTGTAGTACAGGGTCATGGGCGGCGACTGGCGCGCGACACGCGTTGACGCCGGCGCGTCCTTGATGTCGAGGTAGTAGCCCGACGCGTTCAGAGGCTGCGACACGTCGAAACCGATGGCGTTGTAAACCTCCTGCACTTGCGACGCCGACAGGGCGACGCCGGTGCGGATCGTGCCGAAGTTAGCCGCGGCATCGATCGGGTCGGCGAGCGCTGCGTGGATCAGCGAGTAGCCGGCCGCGTTGTACGGGATCGAGCCTATCGATGTCAGCAAGTTCATCATTGCGTCCTGCAGGTCGGCGTTGAACTTGATCTGGCAGACGTAGGAATCGGCCCACTTGTACGCGCCGGTGATCGAGCCCGGGTAGAAGAACTGCCACTGCGTTGAGCTGGTCGCGAAGTCGCCGTAGTAGTTGTAGCCGTTGGCTTCCAGCGCGGAGGCGGCCGCGCTGGTCGTGACCGTCGGCGTCAGGCCCGAGAACGAACGCTCGGCCAAGGTCGTGCGGCCGTTCTTCTGGGTGAAGTTGAGCGATGCGGCCCAGCCCAGCACCGCGGCGGCTTCCAACGCGCCCTCGGCATCGGTTTGCGCCCAGATGCCAATCGTGCCGTCTTCGTTGGCCGCAATGACCGCGGACAGCCAGGTTGCGGTACTGCCCTGCGTCAGCGCGTTCACGTCGGTGTCGTAGCCGGCGTAGAAGTAGCGCTTGCCCTGCACGGCCGTCCATGCGCTGAAGGCTTCCTTGTCGGCCAACTCCGGTTCGAAGGTGGTCGAGAACCCGGCCCAGTCACCCGCGGCCGCTGCGAACACCGGCATGGCCGTGGCGGGCGTCTGCGCGGTCGCGCCTTGCGACAGCACCGCGCCGGTGGCTTGCGTGAGGTTCAAGCCCGCCGCAAGCGTGCCGCTGGCAAAAGCTGCCGTCGACGTGGCGCCGGTGGTGTTGCTGGTGAACACGAACGCGCTCAACTGCGTGTCGAATTCCAGCGTGAAATCCGGGCTGGTGAACGCCGCTTCGATCGTTGCGGCCGCGGACGTGAAGCTGGTCGCCGCCGAGAGGTTGATCGATGCGGACGTGTTGGGCGTGCCATCGATGGTCACGGTCAACGTGCCGGTGAGCGCCTGCAACTGCGTCAGGGT